GACGGTCAGCACGTTAACGCGGTTGCGTTTCATGCTTGATCCTCGTTATTGGATTTTTCGTAGCATCGGCGCTCTACAGCACCAGGGGAAATAGTCCAGCGCAGTTACGCACTGGTAGCTCACGGTTCGACCGCAACAACAGCACCAATAAACAGTCACGAAGCCTCCTTGGTGGCCCACTGCTGACGCTCTTTTTTCAGCTTATCCGCCAGCCCTTCATTGAAGATGCTGCCGTCATCATTGAGCAGCACCGGGATCTGGCTGCAATAGCAGTGGTATTTGTTACCATCTACTGCATACCAGTCGCGCACCTCTTGCACGGTTCTGACCTTTCCATGCCAGAATGCGTGCGTTGTCCTGGTGGTAGGCTTCAGCGCAGAAAGATGGAGAAGACCAGTATTCAGCCCGAGCCTCTCGGAAGCCCAGTCCGTCTCATTCCATTGGGCTTCGCGCAGCGCGCCGACCTGCTCGGTCTGAGCGATGTTCTTCGCCTTCGACATCGACACATCAAGGAGCTTGCTGATGACGCTGGCCGTCTCGCGAGGGTTTACCCCGCGCGCTACCGCATCGGTGATGATGTTGGTCAGGTCGCCACGGGCTGTATCGCTGATGACCTTCCAGTCGCTGAACGTTGTCAGCCTGGCGGCTGCTATCTGTTTTTGATAACCGGGACTGCTTAAAAGCTGCTGAAGCGTTGTCTGGCTGGCGTACACCTGCGACTGCTGCGAGAGATTATTGAATGCCTCCAGCGTGCCGCGCTGCGCTTCGGCGACGACGTAATCCATCGCCCAGAGGTTTTGCTCGCCACCATCCAGCAGGTAATCGTCGAGAATGCCCTGCACCGCCTCCAGCAGGTCCGCTAGTTCCTGCGCTGACATGTCGTAGATGAACTTGCCAGCGTTTACCTGGTAGAGCCGCATGTCCGCGCCGTTGACGTGGCAAAGGAAGTGCCAGTTATGGCCGTTCACCTCTCGCTTTCGCCCGGTCAGGCGCTGATCGAACAGAGCTTTCAGTGCGCGCTTGATGCCGAGATACCGTTCCTCGATATCCCGGAACATCGCGGTAACCTGCTTTGCCGAACGGGTCGGGTCAACCTTGCTGCGCGGAACTACCGGTGTCCCGACTTTCGTCTTTTGCTCCGGTGTCATCGGAAAGAGGATCATCGGTAGTTACCTTTTTATTTGGGTCAGGCGGCTTAACATCATCACGCGGCTCAAGTTCTCCCGCTTCCCTGACCTCGTTCTCATCAACAGCCGGTGTGCCGTAGGCTTGCTGGGTATCCTTCGCAACCGCAGCCATTTCTCTCATGTTGGCAATCTTCTCTTTCTCACTTGGAGCGAGCAGATCAGACCAGGTTAACGTGATTTCGCCAGATTTAGGTGGTTCGATAACTTCCACGGTCCATAGGCGTTCGATAACAGCGGTTACACGGCCAGTCTGGAATCCAGCACGACGTCCATTACAACGCTTAGCAAAGTCGTTCTTATCTTGATCGGAGGCCAGACGGCCAGTTTGCTGACCAAAAGTAATGGTGAAAGGTATCTGTACGGAAGAAGAGAACTGATTTGCACTGACCGTCCATGTAGGGCTCGGGTCGGCAGCAGCCACAGACAGAACCTTAGCCTCTCCGTCCTGAGTAACCAGTGCTGAGTCAGTACCTGAGTTCAGTTTCTGGATGGCGGCGTTAAGCGCCTCAGCCAGTCCTGAGTAACCAGCTTTCTTCGCCTCGTCGATGATGGTCTTGAGGTTTGTATCCTTTGACATGTTAATGCCGAGCTGCCTGCTGGCGTTTTTCAGGAATCCCTCGGCACTACCACCGGAGGTCTTTGCCATGTCGAGCAGATCGTTATAACCAGCACGCAAGAAAGGAATGCCAGCCAGCGAAGTCTCGTCTTCTGACCCTTCGCAAAACATGATGATGCGCTCAGGGTGGATCTTAATAGACCGCATCGGCCCGGTAATATTTCCGTTATCGCCGACCTGCTGTTCCTGGAAATAGTAGAACTTCGGCATGCCGTAGTCTGTAGACTTTTGGTCCTGCTCAAGCTCACCGGGTTTAACCTGCGCTTCCCATGCGGGGATCATCTTGACTAGGCCGCGCTCGCGAGAATTACGCATCACGCTGCGATCGACTGGCTCCCACCACTCCTTGCTGTCTGCAAACTGGAGGATAAGTGCTGAGTAATGCCCGACCAAGTTGCGCCGATCTGCATCCTTCACTTTCGCCCAATGCTTCTTCATGAGCTTGGTGACTTTCTTTTCCCACGGCGTCGACTTCTTCGACTTCTTCGTCTCATCGCCGTCGACGATCACCGGGGTATCAGTCCAGCATGCATCGAGCAACTTATGCACCGCGCCGAACGCCGCGCCGTTACGCTCATACATGTTGTAGAAGTGGTCGAAGTCGAGTCGCTCCGGGTAACCAAATTCGCACCACAGATGGTGACGCTTCGTGTTACCGGACTTCCCAAGCCCTGATGCATACAACTGGCGCGCGCGCCCAACCTCGTTAAGGCTGTTCACAATCAGCCCAGCGAGGACTTGCATTTCTGTATCGTTACTCACTGAGTTGTCCTTATGTGAAGAATATCGCCCCTGAACGGCGAGGTGAGTGCAGCACGCGGTAACGGGTTGCATCCCAGTCGTGGTCTTCCTGCTGGGTGTCTACGTCATCCGGGTTTTTGCTGTCGCGAACCAGCACGGGTATGCGGCTAATCCATCCGCGGCAATGCTCAAACACGTAAAAGGCAGGTTTCTCAGGGATGCCAGATTCCAGCTTCTTACCTTCAACCACGGCCTCAAGCATGTCAGCGAAGACTGAGGCCCCGTTGACTCGAGAGCCTGGCTTTTTATTGGCTTCAAGCCATTCGACACCCTGATTTTCCATTTTCTGTCCGATCGATAACTCATCGTCGCCAGTGTTGAAAATGGCGCTATCAGCCGGGCCCGGGATAACCTCCGAGCAAATTCCCGGAACAATGTTGAGCTGGCCCTGCGTGACGCCGTCGATTTGGATCTCTTCCGGCTCGTCGACGTCTTCTCCCACCAGCCGCTTATCAATCCACGCCACGCCTTTCGCGACGTTGGTGGATGACATATTCAGGCCTTTGTTCAGCTCGTCAGGCGGGCAGCCGTACCACTCCCCAATCAGGATTATCGAACCTGCAGGCGGGCAGAACTGTCGACCATCAGGCAGCTCGGCGGCAGTGCCATCAGCCTGCGCCCACCACAGATTAGAGAACGGCTTCGACTCACCCCAGTCATGGGAACGGTCGACGATCCAGCTATCCGGGATGCGGAACGGCTTAATGACGTGCAGCGCTTCATTCCAGAGGTGGTCAAAGCGCCCGCCACTGGTCACATCCCATGCTCCCTCTACCCACGCTTTGCGCCGGTTCGGGTCTTTGATTGCCATCAGGGTCGCGATGTACTGCGGGTCGAGGTACGGGTTCTCTTTAAACGATCCGTGGATGGCCACGCGGGTAAGCGTCACATCCTCTTCGCGCTCAGTCTGCGGGTTGAAAACCTTCTGCGTTTCTCGAATGATGGTTCCGCGCGGCGCTGGCTCAATGAAGCGTTTCTTCACCCAGGTATGTCCGATACCAAACGGGTTAGTCGTGCTGAACGTCTCCAGCGGGATCGGCCTCAGCAACTTGCCATTTTCCAGCGGGTAGTTTTCCGGCCTGAACGATGAGCGTCGGCAGGAGAACATTGTTTCGTAGAATTCGGGCGACTGCTGTTTCGTCAGCTCGTTAAAGCCGATAAACGGGAATTCCTGACCATGGAAATCCCAGTAGTCGTCCGCCTCTTTGCCGAAGCGGAAGAGAAGTTCTTCGCCTGTGGGCCATACCCATCGCAATTCGCTCGCAGATGAAAGGTAGCGCGCGCCGTCGTTGAACAGGCGAAACATACGCTTCGACTGGGTGATGATGTCGGCAAGGTTCTTATATTCTGTGTCGAAGATTACGCCGCGCCAGAACGAGCCATACCCCACGCCAACATTGCGCCGGAACCTGGCTAACTGCGCAGCGGTCTTTCCCGGGCCGCGAGTGCCTTCGAACAGGATTTCGTTACACGGGCAGCTCAGAGCCAGAGACTGCGATCCCGGCAGAGGCTTCCATACAGCTTTGTAATTCATCCACCGAGCACCCCGCCCTGCTGTTTCTGCGCTGCCGCTTCCCAGTCATCCACGTTGTCACTGGTTGGCACCAGCATGACGTTATGCGTGACCTCTTTCGTTTCAGCCTTATTCTCGATGCTGTACGCCTCACGTTCGAGGCCGATAAGCGTCTTCAGGCTGTCGCTCAGGTCTTTCATGGATTTAACGCGGGAAGGCAGGCTGATTATTTTGTGGTACAGATCGTTTAGCTTGTCCTGACCTTTATCGTCCTCACGACGCATCAGGTCACCAAGCATCTCAAGCGCGGCCACGTCGCCACACTCTCCTGCCAGCTCATCGAATAGCATGTTGGTCAGTTCGCGAGCCCGGCGGATGTCTCCACGGTGCTCCATGCGTACCGTGGCAATCACCTCGGCAGTCGCCTCTATCAGTACGCGCTCGGTCAAAGTGCTTTCGTTGCGTACCTGTTTGCGTACCTCCTGTTTGCGTACCAGATCGTCAGCCTTCTGCTGAATCTTCGCATTAAGGTCACGCGACCAATCGTCACGCTTGGCACGCTTACGGATAGCGCCTTCGCTGATACCGTGCTGCGATGCAATCTCTCGGAGGGACATCACTCCGGCCCGGTACGCCGTCTCGATGGCCTCCCAGTCCGGTTTTGCCATAGTCATCTCACTTCTAGTTTTGCTTCGTGGTACATTGTGTTTTTATCCATAAGGAGCAACACAATGTCTGATTTAGAGAATAGGATTAAAGAGTTAGAGGATGAAAACGATAAGTTGCGGCTTGATATTCATGCCCTAAAAGTTGCCGTAGTCACCATTTCTTGCGTTGTAAATGAAGCAGTTGGCAATTCAAAAGGTTTAATGGCTGAAACGGTAGAAGACTCCTTAAATTACGATCCCGACCTTGAGCATAGTGAGGAGTATTTCAACAAGTTGAAGAGTGAAGTAATTCAGTTATTAGGAAAAACTTCAGAATAGAAGGAAGTCCCTTACCCAACAGCTTAAGGTATACCCCGCTGTCACTGGTTGTTAATGGTGACAGCATCTTTATGAACAATTCGCTATCCCCATTTAGTGATAACCATTATCAAGCACACCAGCAGATGAGCTTTGTAATGGCTATCATAAACGATGTGCCTGTTCATAAACTTTATCTCCTTCTGCAGTTCGCCTGCATATCCACTCATGCACTTCGTTGGCGGGGACCAGCCTGGTGTATGGCTGCCAGTTGTCGGAGTCGATGAAGTTAACTGGCGGATATGGCCTGCGCTCGTCATCGTTATCCATGGGTTACTCCGGCATTTCTTTCTGTTGTTCGATCGCTGCGAGAGATAAGGCTGTCATCGCATACTCTTTCTCGCTGGCATTGCTGCACAGTTTTAAAATCTGCTCCTTGAGGTCGAAGATTTCGCTTCGGATCTCCTCACCCAGCGTTGAAACAGCACCCAAGATAACAAGCCTTTGAACTTCAAGCTCTTTGCTAATCGCCATGACTTACTCCGTTGTTTGTTCTTCTGGCGGCTCTGACTGCCCTGCCTGTACTGGCGTGAACTGCACGCGCTTCACATCAGCAGGAGCGAAATACAGCCACTCGCCTGTCTCGGTCGCCAGCGGAACAAAGCCGTTTACCAGTTCAGGCTGACGTCGTGACATCTTGCCAATGAAGGTTTCGCCTGTTTGGGTGGTTAGCGTGATTTGGTAGATATCGGACATTGAGAGTCTCTCTATCCATTGGTTGGGATTTAGCCATGAAAAAAGCCACTCGTAAGTGGCTTTTATGGAGGAAAGAAACCAGCCGATAGTAGACGTCTAACTACTTCTCGGGAACTGATACCCTGAGGGCAATATTTTCAATCGTTTCAGCATGGAACTGGTCTGCTGCAGGATTTTGCACATAAAATCTAAAATGCTCTTTGTCCTTGGAGGAGTACTGAAAATTACAGTAAACACCAGAAGCAAGTACATACTGTGTGCCAGACTGAATTGGCTTAGGAAGCCCATTGTAAGGTGGCGACTGAATAAGATTCAGAAGCCCAATTTCATGCTCGATTGGTATAAGCATCTTAACCCCTTTTTTATGTTTTACGCATCTACAGTACCAGTAGGCACGATAAGGATATTAGGTTCCAGACGTCTATATCAAGTGGTTTAAATTGGTTACTCCAGGCACTGCTCT